TAGTATCGCCATTACTCCAAATCTCTAATGGTTGTATGTTTCTCATATTATAATACTTCTTGATATTCGATTGTTGAACCTGCTCTCAGTGTTAATAAAGCAGCAGTTGAACACCTAACACGAATGGTTACCGTTCCGTTTGCCGTTGGTCGAATCATGCCCTCGCCACTAACAATTCCGTTACTACTCATTGCAGCATTCGTTCCCGCGTCATAAGCAGTACCATTAAAAATCGTTGTAGTAGTTGCGGCATTCGATACGATATAACGATAAGTATTGAATGTTGGTGACGCTGGTCCTGTAATGCTAAATGTAGCAGTTGCAGTAGCAGTGAATGAGAATGTAGCACGCCACTTATATGTCTTATTCGCAGTAACCGCAAAAGACAAATCAGTCACACTTTCAAAACCAGTTCCGACATTGGTGAATGTTGTTGCCAGTATTGCAGTTTGTGTTGCAACAATAGACAAATCAGTTGCAAGTTGTGATGCACTAATACTACTAACCGAATTATCTGCATTTACTCTCAAATATCGAATGGCGTTAGGATTGGTTAGAGTAGCAAGGTTAGTACCTACTGTTGTTAGTCCTATGTTGTTTTGCTTACCATTGAACGTAGACCAATCCGCACTACTTAATGCACCACGATTTGACGCTGATGCCGTTGGTAAATTGAAAGTATGAACCGAACCCGCCGAGTTAATTCCGAAATCGGTTCCGGTCGTGCCTGTTGCGAACGTCTGGGTGTTTGCCGTTAATCCGTTCAACGAGCTGAGGCCAATCGCATAAGTTGAATGAACCTCGCCAATTTTGCCGTCTTCAGTGTAAAGTGTGACAGTCTTGCCGTTTGTGTTTTGAATATCAAACTCAATATATATTCGGTCGGTTGCGAGCGTGATGGTGTTCGGAACCGAAATAGTGAAAGTGTATAAATCAGGCACGTTGCCGTTCGTAATTTGTTCGAGCGGTGACGTTGCTATTAACGTAAACGTTGAACCGTTGTACGTATAAAGTTTGGCCACTATCTCAGCATTATTCGAACCGCCACCAGTCTCGCTTAAATAAACGTCGATCGTCCAAACGCCCGAGGGAATAATTGTATGGTTGGGTGAACCGACGTCAGTAATGAATCGAGCGATCGCGCCAGTGGTCGCCCTTGTGAAATTTGCCGCCGGGCCTGTGTTCGCCGCAGTTCCGAGTTGATAATAAGGATTGCCGCCAATACTTCCCTGGCTAACATTTCCATTAAAATAGAAAATTTGACCGCCACCACCCCCGGTGCTCGGGAAATTAGCGAGAGTGCCATCGCCCCTAATATATTGCGAGGTTGTTCCCGCCCCGGAAACCGCGAGGGTTCCCGCTGTGGTAACTGGCGAACCCAAAACAGTAAAGGCGCTTGGCATTGTCAAACCAACCGACGTAACCGAACCGCCCGCCGCGGGTGTTATTGCTTCCCAATCGCCCGAGCTCGAGTTAAACGCTAGAATCTGGCCGTTGGTTGGGCTCGGTGTATTAACGTCGCCCAGGTCGTCCAAATTAACCGGAATGGTTGGTTTATTCAATATCTGAGCGACGCCACTAACGGCATTCCAATCCGAATTTACTTGAGCCGCGGGAATAGTTGGTAAATTACTCAAGTCGTTGTAATCGCCCGAGGTTGCAACGGCCGCTAAATTTGGCTTATTGAGAATTTCAGCAACCCCGCTCACGGCGTCCCAATCGCTGTTAACCTGAGCCGCAGGAATAGTTGGGAATGATTGAACCGCCCCGGTTCCGTCAATGTAATCGCTCGAGGTTCCGTTAACCGTAACCGCTAATGTTCCCGCTCCGGTAATAGGCGAATTGGCAACTGTAAAACCCGACGGCATCGAAAGTCCCACACTAGAAACCCCGCCGCCGCCACCGCCACCTGTGGCACTTATTAAAACCGTTCCATTACCTTGATCGACTAGCGTTATGTTTGTCCCTTGCTGTAAATTCAAAATGGACTGAACCGCATTGTTAACGCCGTTCGTTTTTAAAACCAAACCAACGCCGCCGCCCGAACCTCCAGAACCCGAACCGCCAACAGTCCAATCCGCTGGAATATCGCAAGCGCTCCAATCCCAAGGAACCGAGAGCGTAATAGCTAGGTTTACGCCTGTCAACGTCTGGCTATATTCCTGAATAAAAACCTCAATAGAAGGCGAGCCCTCGAGCTCAACCGTTGGCCCGAAAAGAACCAACCCATTTTGTATTTCGGCCACTAAATCCTCGGCCAGTTTAATACAGTCGCTAATTATTTCGCGCTCATATTCAGCCGGGGTTTCCTTGTCTCGAGGCAAATCGGCAAACGTTACAACGAATGAGTAAAGGCGAGAGCCCGGACGTGGTTCAACCTCAACTGGAAAAACGTGCATCCAAGGAAACTCCAAACCCTTTTCAATGTCAATAACCGAAGGGTGGCCGTGAGTAAATTGCTTAATTAAGTAATGGCCCGCGGCAAACGCTTTGAACCTCTCGATTAAAACATTATAACTTATTTGTGTAATCATTTGTATGCTTGTTTCATTATTCGCGCTTGCTCGGCGTTGTAATCTCTCATATAACTTAAATAAACAAAAATTTCCGTTGCCTGTTTATCCAAAACCTGTTCGTGTTTAGTAATGTCGTTATTGCTTACTGACTGGAGTATGTGATACCAGCCCCATTTTGCGAGTCCTGAGGGCGTATGATCTCGCTCAGTTCCCTCGTCATCATCTTGTCTAAATAGTCCAGAGAATTGTTCACCAATTCGGCGCCGATACTCGAAAAAAAAACCAACGCTCCGTTTACTTGCTCGAGAGTTAAACCCATAACCTCTTGCATGTAATCGCTCATTTTTGCCGCGTCATATTTTTGAACGTTGTAAAAGTCACCAACTTGTTCCGTAACTGGACGAAATAGGATTGCCATTAAACGCGGGAATTCTTTATAATTAACCTTTCCGTCTTTATGCCAAATAACTTTCGCCAATGAATCTAAATCGACGTGTTCGCGAAACGTCATGCCGTTAATATCCGGAATAAACCCGAGGCGCTTTCCGTTAATTATTGTCACACGTTCGAATTTACTCGCGCTCGCATCTATTACTTCCTCGAATAAAGTTATAATTGTTTGAACGCTGTCGGCTTTTAAACTCTCGCAATACTCCCTCGATTTGTTTATTATTACCATTACGCGCTCAATATCATCAACCGCATTATGATAATCCATGAATTGTTGTAACGTTATTTGCGAGCCATCGCCTGGAATCTTCAGTTTCATAGATTCGAACTAATTGTAATTATTGGTTGGTTGTCGGCTCCGGTTAATTCCTGGCGTTCAACGTAACCGCGTTTTTTGCCTTTCGTTTTTAACCTGAAAATAATCGCCGTTATTTCGCCCGCTTCGACCGCTTCCATTAACTTAACCTCGGCCCGGTCAGTTGCCTTTTCGTCCTCAATTTGAAGCTCGGCCGTTAACTCGAATTGTTTAATGTACTTGTCGGCGGTATGCCAATCGCAACCCAGGCGGCGGGCTATTTCGCTAATGTAACCGCCAGAGCCATCGATCGCTTTTTTAACTTCGGACTTTTGGAAATTGTAAGCCATGTTATTTATTGTTTTTTGTTTCCCTTATTGCGTCAATAGTGCCCCAGATACCGAATGAAATTAGAGCTATTGCCCCAATGTAGTAAAGTATTTCAGTAATTTCCATTTTTCTAATGTGTTAATAACTCTATTTTGCCCGAAAACATTGCTATTTCACCGATGGCTCAACCGCACTTTTTAACAACTATTTCGACCATTGCGCTTGACAAACGGCGAAGCGTTGCGGTGCGTCCGGGAATTCATCGAGCGTTTTGGCGTCGGCCATACAGCGCGAAATGAATTCGGCTTTAGTTTCGTTGGGTTGTTTCTCGGGTAACGGCATATTGTTTAGTTATAAAACGGCGATGCGGTTTTTATTACCCCAAATCGTCATCGCTAGCATCCTTAATCGCTTTTTTTAAATAGTTAAAAACAACTTTCGCGTTACAACTCGAGCAACCGTAACTCTTGCCAGTCATCTTTGTAAACCAATTTGCGGCCTGTTTAACATGTTCCTGAGTATAAACGCCCTGAGTTGGCAACCCCGAAAGGAACTCACGTAATGCGGCCGTTTCGGCGTCGGTTAATTTATAACGGCCCCATTTATTTACCGGACAACGAAATAGGGCGAGGTGTGTTTTCATATTCATTTTACAACCGCATAACCGGAGTCGTTTACGGTAATGAGTTATTTCGTTTGCCTTTTCAGCTTCGGCTAAATCTTCGGCACTAATGCGATCGCCCAAAATCAGGGTTCCACAACTTTTCGTCGGAGCGCGAAAGTGTTTGCATGACTGACATATTTTATATCGCTCAGCGGCGATTTGTGGCGGGACTAGAAACATTCTTTTTTATTTTGGAAATTGCGTTTTCGACTAATTTATAAAGGTGCTTAACTGGAATTCCTGTTTCTTTACTTGCTTGCTTGTAACTGAAATCGTCCAACATATATAACCTCAAAATAACGGCGTCCAACTGTGGCATTAACTGAATATATGCATCTAAATACTCGTTGTCGATCCTCGAGCCAATCCAAGGCGCAAGAGGTTCGTCCATATGCTTTTCGCTGAGGGTTTCCCAATTACGTGCGAACTTGCCATATTTAACCCCGAAACGTCCCGAGGAATCAATGAACATTAGGTACAACGAACGGTTAACGTAATAAAACAATTTTCCCTCAGCCGCCAGTTTCTCGGCCTTTTCGCGTTGATTCTCGAGTATTTTTAAAAGCGTTTCCGAAAGCAGGTCATCACCTTTTACGCTGTCCCGGGTTAACCCTTTGGCAAACTTGCGCCAGGTCGTGTAATGCCGCTCCAACTCAATATCGAGAACATTTTTTTTCAACCTTTTGTCAATGTAGCAAAAAACTAACATATATTTGCGCTACTAATTTAAAACAATTTACAATGGAACCAATTTCAGTTATTAACGAACCGAAACCGCCACAGTTAACTCCGGTTAACGAGTTTCTGTTAATCATTCAAAAGCGGTACAATTCGAGCCCCAACTCGCTGGCGGCGGCTGGCTATCGCGAGGTTTTAAAAATGGCCGAGAAATTTTTGAGTGCCGAACACGAATGTTTAACCGCCGCCTATTCGGCCGGGTATGAAATGGCGTTTAATGAATTAAGAGAAACACTAACAAAAAAACCCGAAAATGAAGCTGAAACAAAGTCCGAAAATTGAGGAACTCCAGGCGAGGCGTTATGATATTCTCGCGCTTTACCCGCATATTAAAACCGAATTCGTGCGCGGCTTTATGCAACGCAAGCTCGAGAGCGTTAATCGCGATCTTTACACATTAACGAAAAATTCAATTTATAAGTGATTAAAACCTTAATTATTTGGGGCGGAATGTACTATGCAACGCCAAACTGGATGCAGGAACAGATACCCGAAAGGGTTTTAAACCGTTACGAAATTCATTTTTATAAGTATGGCCAACCATTAACATTACAACATAACCCGGAAACAACAGCGTTAATCGGTTTCAGCGCTGGCGGGTTGGACGTTTTGAAAAATTACCAAACCAATTACGCCCTCGTTGCGCTTATTGATCCAACAACGCAAAAGAAATACGCCGACTTAAATTTTGGAGTTAATACCGTTATTGTTTATAACTCGAAAAATTGGGGTAAAATCAACCAAAGTTTAGAAACCGTTGCGAGAAAAATAAACGCTTGTGGCGGGTTGGTTATCAAAAGCGAGTTAAGTCATTCGGAAATACCAAAACACTTTTTTAACAATTATTTTTATGAAAAAAATCGGTAAATACACGCCTGGCGAAATGAAAATTGTCGAACCTCAGTTAATGCTATCCGAGCGCTGGGCAATAAAGTATAACGAGCGGGCCAAAACGAAAACCATTTATTGGTATGAGATAAAACCTCAACTTGTTCGTTTATTCGAACCTTATGTTGGTTGGGGTTGCCGCCTAGATTGTTTCAACAATATGGAGTCATTCGATACCTGGCTCGATTACCTTAAAACATTAACACCAAACACGAAATGACAACCGATAAATTAAAACAAATTATTACTGAACACTTCGGAACCCGGGCGCTCTTTTCGGCCCGAATGAAAGTTAGTCGGTTCACGACTTACCGCTGGATAAAAGAGCCGGAGCGAATGACGTTAAAAGACCTCGAGAGGCTGAGCGTAATAACAAAGAAACCAATATGTGAACTCTTATGAACGCCGCCAATAATTTACATGAAGCTATGAAATTGGTTCCGTTACGATCGCAAAAGGCCGTTTTAACTATTCTCGGGCCGTATTTCAGCCCCGAAATGTTGGCGGCCGCTGTCGATTACGTTGAACGGTTCGAAACGCTCCCAATGGGCCCTGAGGAAATAACCGAAATAATTTTTAAATTGGTGGCCGACATAACTGAAAATACAGCGTTTCGTAAAAGTAAAACCCGCAAGGTTGAATTTGTTTTTTCTCGGCAACTCGCCATGTTTGCTATTTATTCCGAGGTGGCTCAATATAGTCTTCAAAAAGTTGGTTGTTTGTTTACGCCAAAATATGACCACGCAACGGTTTTACACGCATGCAAATCAATGGAAGCTCGTTACTCGGCAAATAAGAGCTCGAGGGAAACAATAAACGCACTGGCCTCGCTTATGGCTGAACATTCGCTTTATAGCTTTCAAAATCGCCTCGAAACAATAAAAGTTATTGCATAAATGGCGATTCAGTTTTTACCGAAACAAAACCAATGCCTGGACGCGCTCGGCCTCGATTCGACCGCCGAGGTTGTATTGTTCGGTGGCGCCGCCGGTGGCGCAAAATCTTTTACAGGTTGCGCTTGGCAAATAATGAGGCGGTTAAAATATCCGGGAACGCGCGGGTTAATTGGTCGCTCGAAACTCGATACACTTAAAAAAACAACCCTCAAAACGTTTTTCGAAGTTGCGGCAATGTTCGGATTGGTTGCCAATAAACACTACCAATTTAACGCGCAGAGTAACATAATAATTTTCTCGAACGGTTCGGAAATAATTTTAAAAGATTTATTTGCATACCCTAGCGATCCCTCGTTTGATTCTTTGGGCTCTCTCGAAATAACCGATGCGTTTGTTGATGAGTGTTCTCAGGTTTCAAAAAAGGCCGTCGATATTGTCCGCTCACGAATTCGCTACCGATTAACTCAATACAACCTAGCGCCCAAAACGTTGCTAACTTGCAACCCCTCGAAAGGTTGGTTATATAACGAGTTTTTCGCTCCATTCCGGGCGGGCCAATTACCCGAACATTTAGTATTTATTCAATCGCGTGTGGCCGACAACCCACATTTACCGCCAACATACGCCGAAACGCTCGCTCGGTTGCCTGAGGTTGATCGTAAACGCTTGCTTGAGGGTGACTGGGATTACGACGAAACCCTGGACGCCCTATTTACCACTGATGATCTTTTACGCTGTTTTCGGACGCCCAACGAAACTGGCGAACTATATATTACCGCCGACGTTGCGCGCTTGGGCAAGGACAGAACGGTAATAGCCCTTTGGCGCGGGCTCTCACTCATTCAAATAACAGAGCTCCGAAAAAAGAAAATAGATGAAACCGCTGCGGTTATTCGTGAAATAGCTGATTATTACAAAGTAAAATTGAGCAATGTAATCGCCGATGCCGACGGCCTGGGCGCCGGGCTCGTTGACGTTTTAAAATGTCGCGAGTTTCGGAACGGCTCAAGAGCAACGAAACCCGAGCGGTTCGTTAACTTGAAAGCCGAATGTTTTTTTAAGTTAGCTGAACTGATCGAGTTAAACCGAATAACTTTCCCACTTCAACACCGCGATACAATAGTAAAGGAACTCGATTTAATCCGGCGTAAAAACCCCGAGGGCGATGGAAAGCTCGCAGTAACAGGCAAAGAGGAAATTCAAAGAACCCACGGAATGAGCCCGGATTACGCCGACGCCGTTGCGATGCGAATGTTTTTCGAGCTGTTTCCTAATTATGGACGTTATTCATACGCCTAATTATAAACATTAAAACCCGCGCCGTTATTGGGTTTATGGCGTTTATTAACAATCTATTTGAAAAATAAATTAAATTTTATTAGGATTGTATCAAAAATGCTACATATATTTGCCTAACAATTAACAACAAAATCAAAAAAAAATGAAACAAATCAATCACGCCGAGTACATGAAGAAAGTTAAAACCTTAACTGAAGAGCAATTGCGCTACATTATCAAAGATTGCCAAGAAGCGATTAACGCAATGCCAAACGGCGAAAAGGCGGGTTATTACCAGGATGAAATTCATTACTGTGCAATGGAACTCAGCCGCCGAGCATCCACTAAATAAAGAACCTCAGGGGCGCGACTGATCAACGCGCAATTTTCAATAGTAAATAAAAAAAACACTATGTTCGAACAAGGTAAATACTTCAAAGAGTTTTTCATAGACAACAAATATATTGGACAATTACCCTGCACAAAAGACAGAGAGGAAATCGGTTATTATGGCAGAAAATACGAATTGCTCCAAGAGGACATTATTTTAACGAATAAAAAGAAAATCAAGAAAGGAACCGAGGTAAACACTATTATTTACCCGGTATGCGGAAAAATCATAATAAAAACAATTTAAAACCCAAATTTTATGTACACAGTAACAATTTACTATCGCCCTATGAACGACATACGCACGTTCGAATTTAACAACATTCGCGAAGCTCTTAACTCGTTTATCGATCGTTGCGACGCCCTAGGTTACTCTTATGAGGAAGATAACGAGGGCAATTTTATCGCGGGCGGCCTCGGTCACGATTACACGATTGAACTCAATTCAAATTTTTAATCCTATAAAAACCCCAAAACAATGGCAACTTACACGTTCCAAATTACACTTCCTCAGGTTGTTGACAGTCTGACGGTTGAACTCCCTTACTTCTGTAACGAGGGCTCGAGCTTTTACGCTATGCTCGATGAAAAAACTATTATTTCAGTTAACGATTGGCAAACTATCGGACAAGCTAATGTTTGGCTTTATAACGAGGTTCCGCTCAGTATGAAAAGCCCGAATTGTAAACCAATAACGCGTTCCGAATTCATGGAAAAATACAATACTGTAATCGCTAAATTCATTGAAAAGCTATGATAAAAGAAAACGTGAAAACCGAACTCCGAATTTTACTCATTTTAAACATTATTACACTTATATGGTTGCTTACCCGCTAGCCCCCGAAACGCTGGACTCGCTCCAGAAATTTCAAACCCGGCTCAACTCCCTTCCGAGCGAGTTGGCCGTTGAGTCAACGCCAGATAGAAAGGCCCAAACCGTCGTTATTTCCCATATCGAAATGACGTTGGACGAGCTCTTTTTTGGCCAATGGCGAACAGAGAATTTTAAATGGAACGCTATCGCCAACGAGGTTCAGGGTTCTATCGAGCTTGTCGCTGTGCATCCAGTTACAGGTTTCGAAATTCGCCGAACCGGAGCCGCTTCAATTATTATTATGGTCGACAAGGTTCCGGATGGCGTAACAGGAACCGAACGAAACCAATGGGCACTAAACCCGAGCAATAAAAAAGCCAACGCGCTTGATTTAGCATTTCCAAAACTCAAATCGGAGTGTGTAAAGAATGCCGCTCAATCGCTTGGTAAAATTTTCGGACGCGATCTTAATAGGAAAAACGCCGACAATTACCAACCGTATAAACTCCAGATTGGCGAGCTGCCCCCGGCGGTATTTAATAAACTCGAGGTTGGCATAATGAACCGCGACGCACAGGCAATCGAAGCTGTCGGAGCCCTCGACGCGGTAATGAGCCCGGCACAGAAAAACCATTTAAACAACTTAATCCAACAAAACAATGGTTAAAATTTTCGCTGTGGCTTTTATGCTAATTTTTACAGCCGCCGCTCTATTCCCCTTGTATATCATGTGGAAAACCGACCGCGAGCTGAGCAAGCAAATCAAAGAATTGAGAAAAAAACTCAATAGAACAGATGACTTTTATTATTACGAAAATTCAAACAACGAACCAAATGAGCAGTAACCCTTATTTAAATGACTACCTGTTAACGGTGGCCCAGAACTCGAGCGCCTGGGATAAAATGCGCCTCGGACGTTTTACAGGTTCCGGCATTAGTGCGCTAATGACAAACCCCAAAACCAAGGCCGCGATCGAAGCGGGCGAGCTGAGCGAAACAGCCAAAAAATACATTTACGAAAAGGCAATGGAAACCGTCACCGGGCAAAGCTCGAATGAGGCAACCTCTCGCGCGATTGATTGGGGCAACGAATGGGAAGAACACGCCCTGCGTCAACTTCAAATTGCGCTCCAGAGCCCCGAGGAATTGACCGAGTTAAAACCCTCGTTTAAATTATTCAACGATTATTTCGGTTGTTCGCCCGACGCGTTTATGGATCATAAAGAATTTGGCCGCGTTGGTTGTGAAATAAAATGTCCTTGGAATTCGGTTAACCACTATTTACATTCCCAGGTCGAAACGGCCGAAGATTTAAAACGTGTTAACTCCGATTATTATTGGCAAGTGATGGGAAACATGTTAACGTTTAATTTGCCCGCCTGGGTGTTCGCTTCATACGATCCTCGCCAACCCGAACACCGAATGTTACACCACACGGTTATTTTATTCGATCCTAGCGCGACGGCCGATTTATGCGAGGCGATGGAACGCGCTCATTCATACAAGGCCCAGATTTTACATAATTGGATGAAATTATAAACATTCCCAACTGTCCCAAATGTGAAAATTGTGAAAATTTTTTAACCCTTAAAAACATTTAAAAGTGAATAAAGATTTAATTGAATTATTGATCGATACCATTGGCAAAAAGCCCGAAATCGACGCCCAAAGTATTTACCAAACCTGCGAGAGCCACGGTTATAAAAAAGGAACGTACACGGCATATTTGTCTTTTCTAAAGAAAGCCGGGTATGTTCGCCGCGTTCGGCCCGAGGTTTACGCTATCGGGCGGCTTGCTAGTAATAAAACAATTGCGGTTAACTTGCAACGTTTGGCACTTCATAAAAGAGAGCTGAAGGGAGTACGCCCCGAAAGCGCCCCGAAAAGCCCCCAGCCGAAAGTTGACAAATTGCCGCTGAGGGAAATCGCCCGGGCTGAATTTACAAATCAGCAGAACGAAATAACCCGCGCGGTTGAATTGTTAAAATCTTTTGGTTTCAAAGTAACACTGAGCGTTTAACTCTCGTTATTATTGCCACGCTAGTTCGTAATGAAAACATTTAAAAACCCTCTGTTTCCGTAATGCCAAAAGCTCAATCGAGTGCGGACTAGCCATTGCGCGAAATAGAGGGTATTTTTTTTTATATGAGAACTTATTGCATTTTTTACCGCTCGTTTTACGAGTGCATTTCCGAACTCCCGGAAACAAACCAACTCGAAATTTATCGAGCTATTTTTGAACTGTCACTGAATGAAAATCGTATCGAATTAACCGGATTGAACAAAACTATTTTCACACTGATCGAGCCGCAAATAACGGCTAACATTCAGCGTTTTAAGAACGGAAGCAAACCAAAAGAAAAGCGAAACGGAAGCGAAATCGAAGCGAAACCGAAGCGGGTTAAAAGCGAAATCGAAGCTAATAAGAATAAGAATAAGAATAAGAATAAGAATAATAATGAGAATATAAATGAAAAGAATAAAAAGAATTTTCAACCGCCAACGATCGACGAGGTAAAACAATGGTTTATCGAACAAGGATCGAGCGCCGAACAAGGAATAAAAGCGTGGAACTATTACAACGACGGAAATTGGATTGACGCAAAAGGCCAACCAGTCAAAAATTGGCGACAAAAAATGAGAGGCGGCCGCTGGCTCGAAACCCAGGCCCAACCACAAACCCAAAAATACCAAAATTTATCACATGAACGAACCTATCAAAACCTTGCAGAATTTGACAACCTTTTTACCACCGAGTGACACGGAACTGGAAAAGGTTATCTTGGGAGCTGTTTTGCTCGATTTTAAGGCATTGAATCGCGTTGAAGGTATGCTAACACCCAAAAAGTTTTTTGATCCGCGTAATGAGCTTATAATGGAATCGGTTTTAAAACTTAAAAGCGAGAACCTGCCGATTGATATTTTAACAGTTACCCAAACGCTCCGGAAATCAAAAGAGCTAACAAGCGCCGGAGGCCCTCAATACATTGCCGAATTAACCAACCGAGTAAGCTCAACGGCCAACCTGGAGGTTTGGGCGCTGAACTTAACCGAAATGTTTTTAAAAAGGGAACTAGCTAAAAGCGCAACCCGAATTGCTGAGCTCGCCCTTTCGCCCGAAAATGATCCATTTGAAATTTACAACCAATTTAGCGCCGAGTTAACCGATTTAATTCGCGATAACCTCAAAGGCCAAAGCTCTCACGTTTCCACGATTACCCCGGAAACGTCCGAAAATATCGAAGCAAGAGAAAAAACAGGTATTGCCGGAATTCCAACCGGAATTCGAGCCATCGATAGTGTTCTTGGAGGCCATCAAAAAAGCGATCTCGTTTATATCGCCGCCCGCCCTGGAATGGGTAAAACCTCATTCGCTATTTCAGTCCTGTTAAACATGGCGAAAAACGGAAAGCCAGTAGCGTTTTTTTCCCTCGAAATGTCGCGCGTTCAAATTGTTTTTCGCATGGCTTCCATTCTCAGCGGGTTAAACGCCGAGCAATTAGCAAAACACCGCCTCGATCGCGAAACGAAAGTTAAATACTACCAAACCGTTGACGAATTAAACGCGCTCCCTATCTTTATTGACGACAACGCGGCGCTCAGCGTTTACGATTTAAAAACCCGAATTCGAACGCTCAGGGAAAAACACAAAATAGAGGTTGTGTTTATCGATTACGTTCAATTAATTTCAGCGGCCAAAAGCAAAACAGCCAACAGGGAACAAGAGGTTTCCGCAATTAGTCGCGGGTTAAAATTGATCGCCAAAGAAAATGACATTCCTGTTATCGCCTTGGCTCAACTTTCGCGATCGCTCGAAACGCGAAGCGATAAACGGCCCATGCTTTCCGATTTACGTGACTCTGGCTCTCTCGAGCAAGATGCCGACGTTGTTTCGTTTCTGTATCGACAGGACTATTATGATAAGAATTCCGGTATTAACAACGCTGAGTTTATAATAGCTAAACACCGAAACGGACGAACAGGGTTTGTAAACATAAATTTCACCCCCGAAATTATGCATTACACCGATATTCAAAACGTACAACCTGAAAATTATTTCGAATTATGAAACTCCCTATGTTTGAAAAAGACAAAGCCAACCATTTTATTTACGGTGTTATTATTTACGCGCTCACCGCTTTATTACTAGCCCCGGCGTTCGCCTTAATTAGCGTTTATGTGGCGGCTCTAGCAAAAGAATTTTACGACAAACACAAAACCAACCGTTTCGGTTACGGCGATATAATGGCAACGTTATTCGGCGGGCTCGTTGGTTTCTTTATATCGTTAACCGCATGAAAATTTATAAAAACTCCGACGGCTCGTTTGACGTCGTTAACTCAGATCGCGTATTGTTTCACACGAAACAGGGACGCTGTAAAGTAATTGGCCGAGTTTCCGGGAATTGGCGAACGGCCTCGAAACAAGTTTACAGAATTCCCAAAGACGTTTTAAAATTTAAAAAATTAATCGAAACAACGAAAATTTAATCAATAATAATTATGAAACAATTTAACATGTTCGGCGATGAATTCGCCAAAGAGGATCCCGACGTTTACACAACTAAAATCGCAACGCCGATTTACAGGCCGTCGGCTCGTAAACCGCATATTTTCGAGCTAGTCGATAAATTCAAGACTAGTCATTTAATCAGGGAAATAGAAAATTCAAGCGTTACAGATGACGAAAAACATTTTTTAATTCAGGCGGCATACCGTCATAACGTTTTCAATTACGAGCTCATTGCGGATTATTACGCACAGGCGAGCGAGGAAATGCAAAAGTTGATGGAGCGCTCGGCTCTGGTAATAATCGATTTTCATAAAGCGATCGCGAACGGTTACGTTAAATATAGCGAAGAAATCGCTGACCTTTACACTAAAGAAAATGAAAAACTGGGATAACTTTTGCGTTTTTATATTAACTCACGGCCGAGCCGATAGGGTTATTACTTATGAAACATTGCGAAACTCCGGATATGACGGCCCGATTAAATTAATAATTGACGACGAAGATAAAAAAGGCCCGGAATATGTAAAACGATTTGGCGATGAGGTTTATATTTTTAATAAAAAAGAGTCAGAGCACAAAACAGACACTTTCGATCGTTACGAAAATCGAGGTATTGTTGTTTATGCGAGAAACGAATGTTTTGATATTGCCGAAAAAATAGGAGTAACATACTTTTTGATGCTTGATGACGATTACCCTAGTTTTAAATTTAGGATTAACGACAAATTCCGTCACCCGGAGTCTTGCCCGAATATGAGATTTACATTAGGTGACGTTATTTACGCCACGCTTCAATTTTACAAGTCTACAAATATCGATAGTGTAGCGTTTTCACAGGGTGGCGATTGGTTCGGCGGGGAAGCGCAATTTGGGAAAAACCCCAAGCGTAAAATAATGAACTCGTTTTTTTTAAGCACCGAACGGAAATTTAAGTTTATGGGCCGAGTAAACGAGGACGTTAATGCATACGTTTGGCTAGGCAGTCAGGGCAGGGTTTTTTTCACAATACCGTTTATTCAACTCGATCAATTTCAAACTCAAAGTAATAGTGGCGGGTTAACCGATATTTATTTGCAACAAGGTACATTTGTGAAAAGTTTTTACACCGTAATGTGTGCCCCAAGCTGTACCTCGATCGTAATGATGGGCCGAACAAATAGGCGTTTACACCATAAAATTGATTGGAGCTTTGCGGTTCCGATGATTATTGATGAAAAATATAAAAAAAACCAAACGTTGCCGAGTTTGTAAAACTCCGTTCGTGCCGACTTATTCCACGCTCCAGGCAACCTGTACAAAACCGAGATGTTTAATTGAATGGGGCCGAATTGTTGAGCGCAAAAAGAGCAAGCGGGAAATTAAGGCAATGCGCGAAAAAATTAAAAGCGTTTCCCAATATCGACGCGAGTTGCAAAAGATTTTTAACGAGTTTATCCGGTTGCGCGATCAAAAAGAACCCTGTATTTCATGCGGGAAACCACTCCCGGCTAAATATGACGCGGGTCATTTTTATTCGGTTGGCTCTTATCCGAATTTAAGGTTTAACGAGGACAACGTACACGGGCAATGTGTGGAATGTAACCAACATAAACACGGAAATTTACTGGAATATGCCCCGAGGTTAACCGAGCGAATAGGGTTTGAACGCGCATCCAAACTTATGGCTATTCGCCACGAACCGTTAAAACTTTCACTCGAGGAAATTAAACAGTTAACCGAACACTATAAAAACAAGGTTCGCCAATGGAAACAGAATATGTAAATGCGTTAAAAAGGGAGTTGTTTATTTTAACCGTTCGGCGAACACTCCGGCCCAGTATCAAAGAGAACTCGAGAATGTGGGCGATATTGGCCGAACTTTACGAGCTAACAAACGAGGAAATTTATAATTTAAAACCATAAATCAAATGAGTACATTCGAACAAAAAGAGGGCCAGGGTTCCCTATTTAAAAACGAGAAAAAAACCCAACCAAACCAACCCGATTACCGCGGGTCAATGAAATGGCGCAACCAAACGTTGAACCTAGTTGGTTGGGTAAAAGAGTCAAAGAACGGTAAAAAATTCCTGAGCTTGAAAGTTGAGGAAATAGATTTAACGCCAAAAAAAGAAACTAATGAAGACACCGGAAACGACCTGCCTTTCTGAGTTGATTGAGCAACTCGATTCGATCATTAATAGTTATAGCGAACAAAACGTAAACATAAGCGACGGCCTGCGGAACTATTTAAACGGCATTAAACAAGCTCGATACCTCGCCCAAAATCTTTTAAACCGAGAATTATGAAACCATTTATTTACGACTTTACTCAGGTCATACGGATTTATAAATTACGAAAGGAACGCCACGAATTATTGTACAGCAATAAACCGAACGTGAGGCGTCAAAAACAAGTTAGCGAGGAACTTTACACGTTAACAGGTAATGATATTTACCTCAGGTTTTAAACCTGAAAGTGTGGCAAATCTTTGAACGTTCGCCAATTACCGCCCCATTGAACTTGAGGGTACTGGAGCGCGACAATGGCGGCAAACTTTTTAAAAAGGGCGGGGCTCCAATCGAGGGTTCCGTTCTTTTTTTTAAACGCTATGTCGAACGCTTTTGCGGGTTTCAAATTATGTTTTCCGTTCTGTCGAATTTGGGTAACTATTGGCCCGGGCTCCGTTCGGCCTTTCGCGTACAATTTTAATTGCTCAGCGTTTGAGCGGTATGTGCATGTAATAAACGGCTGAGGTTCGTCCGGGTGCAAAAACAAAAAAGTATTGGAGCAATCGCGCCAACAATACTGTAAAATTTCTTCGCAATCTTCAATTTTCCGGCTTGGCATATGAAAAAAGTTTTTCGTCTTTTATTCGAGAGCCCCGAGAGCTCCCAACGTAATAAGCAAAAATTGAGGTGCCGATAGAGAGAACAGAACCAAACGTCATGTCGGCCAATCGTTGATTTTCGGCAGGAATAACGACAAAGATTAACGAGAGCACAACGCCAACCGTTAACGAAAGGCCAATTATAACAACTGCCCCAAATAACCAATCGCGCTTTCCTGTGGCATTTAAAAACGCGGCTTCCCGAACACGCGCCGAATCTCTGTCATTTACCTCGGTTTTATAATACTCTAGTTCGGTTTGAAGATCGAGCCGCGTCATTTCCAATTCAAAGTCCAGGCGTAATTTTTCAAACTCGATATTTAACGCCGAATGTTCGTCGCTTTTATGCTTTTGACCATTAAGAAAGGCGCCAACGGTTTCGAGCGCCTGAATTCCTGTAATATCGCCCGCAATTTCGAGAATATCACCCGCCACGGGTTTTACCTTGTCGCGAACAAAAACACCGAATTTTGAGCCTTTTAAGCGCTCACCCAAAGGTTTTTTTTCTCGCTTTTTTTTGCTCATTTTTTCGGCATGAAAAACCCGAGGACTCCGGTTAAAATTCGTTTGTAATTAGTCATAATATAGATGAAAATCTTTTCACCCATCAGCGTTGCCATCGGAACGGCCCAGGTTGATTCCGTTTCGTGGCCGTTAACCTGACAATAAATCGCGGTTTGATAACCGCAAAAAACAGACAGGCCAATCACGGCAATCCATTGAATAATTGATAATGCGCGTTTCATGTATATTTCATAAGAGATTTTCCCGAGAATTCCAATAACGATCCCCATTGCCCAACTTGCCGAATCGCTTAACACGTCACCTAAATAATTAAACAAACTCATTTCGTTTTTTTTGTTTTTGCTAGTAACTTCTGTTCGTAGCGTTTTAACGCTTCGGTATATAAACGGCGTTTCTCAGCAGTTTTACTAACTTTTGTCATATTTAAGGAATTTGGTTAATTGAACGGTAACGGTACCCGGTGCGCGAGCTCGCAGTATTTCCGGAGCTAAAAATATAACTCGCTGAACTTTTTTGAATTGTAATGGGCGGACGCTGTGGCCATTGGTTGTTTGAATACTCCGGTAATAAACTCGAATTCGCGCAAAGCCAATCAACCATTAACGACGTGTAATGTTCGGCGTTCTGTTGCCAACGCGCTAATTGATCCTTAAAAATAACGTCACCAACTGGCTGAGAATCATCCGAGGTTCGTTGAACCATCGTGCCGTTATCGACTTTATACGTCAAAGTTGGCGCAGCTTCGACCATTGACCACCATAACACAACTCGGCGGGCGTAATCCTCAACCAGTGTTTGGTACGCCCCCGCGAGCGTGTTGTTTTGTATGTCTGTTTTTATCTTTTCGAACAACGAGGTTCCTAGATAGGGCGCCAAATGTTTGTCCTGGGCAAGGTATATCGCCGGGTACAACAAATTTGGATCAACCGCGCCATTTATGTTCGTGTATTTTTTAACGTAAACGTCGGAAATAATAAGAATTTCAGCCATGATTTAAATTTTTAACGTCTGTAATTTTTGCCCTCGCGTCCATAAATCGGGTTGTCCGCCAAGAAACCGTTATAATCCATGTCGATAGGCCACAATGCGACCAACTCCTCATTTCGAACTTTATAACCCATTTTTTCGGCTCGAGCCACCGCGATTTGTTGCGCATCTTTTGCGAGCGGGTTTATTCCTTTCGCATTTATATACACCTCTTTGCGCCAATAGTGATGGCAATTTCCACCACCTTTGTACAACCAAATATCGTAAACGCTCGCTCCCTTTGGGCCCCAACCCGGGTTAACGGCCTTTGTTTCCATTGCTATAATGTCCTCTTTTCTATAAAGTTTGTCGGCGGCTTTCATTTTCTGGCAAAACTCGCGCTCTGTAACTTGATCGCCCGAATATCTGTAACGCGTCATAAATGTAACTCCGGCATAATTAGTTTCGTCTTGATCGCTCGGCATCATCGCTTTCGCGCTTCCGGTACTTGCCAACTCGTGCGCCTCGATTTTAACCAATTCCTCGTTTTCGGCATCGTCGTTGTCGTAATCGACATTGTAACTATCGATTAAAATATAACCCTCTGGGCTATCCTCGCCCAACGCAATTAATTCGTCGGCAACGGCTGAACTCAATTCCTCGCGTTTAATTCGGGCGATTATTCGAGCCGCCCAATCACGACCAGGATCGCCGCCCCATAACTCCCATGCGATTCGCCCGGCGCTCGGGAAACCTTCCTCACCTTGCGCCCAACCTTTCCCTTGTTTGTCGATTTCATGACGTGCAAAGTAACTGTTCATTCGTTTAACAGTGTCAACCGATAGGTTTCTCAAGTTGCTAATATCGCGAGCCCTCGCAACACCGACCTCGGTTCCACCACGACCATATTGATCGCGCCACTTCAAACCCAATTCGGCTCGCTGAGCCATTTCGTTTGTTGGCTTGTAACTTTCCTCGGCCAATTCAACCCCGCAACACTTTTTTTTTTCGGCCTCGAGATCGGTCGGGCCCGGAGCGGGCGCAACCGTGACAGGCGCTTCTGTTTTTAATGGAGTATTTGGAACAACGGTAATAGTTAAACCCGGCATTTCCCAACCCAAAACTTCCTCAAACGCTTTTGCTAACTTGCGCTGTGCGGGCTCAATAACCTGATTCGTGAAAATTTCTAAACCAACGGCCATTTCATCCTTGTTAGAACCGAAGCCGCTCACGTCTCGAATTCCGAAAAGTAACGGCGTTGTTACACGGTGTGCAACCATTATTAACGACGTCGATTCGGTGCTCAAAAATTGGTATTGCTTATCAGCGTCGCTAAGTGGAAATGTAGTAATATCAGGTTTCGGAGTGTCCCTCTCGTTAAAAGTCATTATAAACTTTCCCGCATTTTTTGCGCCTGTCAACTCACGCTCCCAATCGCGTTTCATTTCTCGCTGTTGTTCCGGATCAGGAGCACCTTGAAACATTGAAACAATAAACGACGGCATCAAGCCGTTGACTATATTGTTAATGTGATAAACTGAAATTTCCTTTGCTAGCTCGATCGAGTTTATAGCGCTGTAATAATCTGGGCGCGGGTAAAATTGCGCTCCGGTATAATTATAACAATAATAAATTTGGCGCGGTTCGTCGCCTTTTTTTGCTAGGTTAAAAAGAGGAATAAACTCGGGTTTGTTTCTTTTTTTCTTTATGGCCGCCCAGTCGTTCGAATGCCACACGCCGCAAATTTCCTCATCTTCGCCATGAACCCCCAAACGACATTCCTCAAATGGAATGTGGCGCAATTTGGCCACGTTCTCGCGATCAAAAGTGTAAATAATCTCGATATAAAAACCGCCATATTTTTTATAATCGTGAGCGCAACCATAATAAACGTCGTATGTGTTAAGCTCTGTTAACCGTTTATCGTAAACGCCTGCCTCGAGCGATTTACCCGCGATCATATCGCCAATGGAAATACAAAGAGAACCGTGAACGGCGCCAGTCTGGGCCAATTCTCTAAGATATTGAGGGAATAAATTATTGACCCCGAAATTAACCCAACCGCCGCGGTCCATTCGCTCGGCTGAACTTACAACCGTGTAATCCGCAAGTTTTACGCTCACGGCGTTTTTAATCGTTTTATCCATTGTAAATGACATCATCGTTTATTGTAATGTTGGGCAAATCATAATAACTCTCGTTACTAGTCATATCGAGCCAACCAATCCGGCAAAGCCCGACAACGTTCGCATCCTGTGGGTTTATATTAACGGCTGAATTTTGGCCGTATACGGAATAACGATAACGTCCAGGCAAAGTTAAACCAACCGTGGTAACTGTGAGCGTTGTAATACGTTGATTTTCGTTAACAATAACAGCAACTTGAGCAAGATCCGTCCCGGTTGTGGAATTTTCCTCATGGGTTAAAATCAAAAGATAATGAGTAAACGTCGTGGCGAAATACTGCCTACTCTCGTTTAACGAAAGTCGTAACGTTTGAGTCGCTGTGTTTGTAATTAAATAAACCATTTTTTTTATTTAAAAAAAAGGCGGCGTTTGATCGCCGCCCATTTTAAAACTTTTAAAACTCCCTTTATGGTTGTGGTGTGTATGGTGGTTGAACGTCAACCCCAATAAAGTTGCTGAACGGTTCGGCTCCGGGTGTGTATGGATCCAAAAAGTCAGGTTGGTTTGGTTCCTCGGCTGTCAAAGTAATTTGGTAACCGTTTAAATCGCCTTTTGCCTTTCCGCTCTGGTAGGTTCCCGCCGTTAAAAAGGCGCCGTCAGTACGGCCTACCATTACAATTTGATCATCGTATAAACGAACAAAAACGGCAACTTTTGCTTTTGACAAAATTTCCAATTCTTGTTTTTTGTCCAACGCCAATTTACCCAATGTAAATTCGACGGTTTGAACATAATAAAGTGTTCCGTTTTCGAGGTTTGGCGTTGGCGTAACCGTTAACGCTCCGGTGTTTCTATTCGGTTGATAACGGTAAATGGTCATTCCAGGCAATACGGTAATTTCACCGTTGCTAATTGTAATACCTGTTTCAACGTTTGACCAATTCGTCAAAAACACCTCTTTTACGCCACCGACTCCCTCGTTACAATCGAGCGTGAAGCCCTGAGTTAAGATACATGCCATGTTTTTCTGTTTGTTAAAAGTTAGTAGGGGGCTTTTACGCCCCCATAATTATTTAAAACCAGGTTCCATATGCGGCAATCTCGTTACCGATTCCGAACTGGCATCCCGCGTAAAATTTAGCCGAGAAACGAACGTTGTCCTCAGCAAATTGGCCCATATCGACAACTTGAATGTTATTCCAATCGCCGAGAATGTTTGTGCCGAACCAGAGGTTTGATTTTTGAGCCATTACAATGGTATCATCCGGCATGCCTGGGCAAATTGCCATTTGATAACCCAAATAAGATTTCGGCATTTCCGGGCCGCCGTATGTATACCAACCATTGCCAGCCGCCGCGCTCGCTTGCATGAATGCTTCCCAAACGTTTTGAGCGACGTAAATAACAGGTTTTTCGGTTGAACGCTTAACCGCTGTTGGGCACTCCGCAACAGTCAAAGCGATTTTTGCAATAACGTTGCTCGCGTCGATCGCTACCGGAGTTGCAACGAAATTAACGCCCGAGCCGCCCGCGTTCATAAGAGTCAACAGACCATCATATTCGCCAGTTGTTCCGTTCGCGCCTGTCCAAAGAATTTCCTCATTCTTTGCCGCGATACCTTCCAACATGTTTGCAATCAAAGTGTCGGCCAATGCTGGCTCGAGCTCGCCATCCTGAACGAATTCCGCACCCCAATCGGCAAGGAATGTGTTTTTACAAAGATTACGTTGAACCTGGAATTTCTCGAGTGTCAATGTGCGTTCGGTAATCGTAACCGTTCCGAGAGGTGTGAAATCGCATGTTGGCGCTTCGAACGTGATATTGTCAACGAGCTTTTTTACAACTTGCTTGTAATCGATATTTTCCTTTACCGTTACGTGTTGCAATGATTCGTTCGCCAAAAATGCGGCTTTAATGTACCGACCCGCGTATTTACCCGCATAGGTAGTTGTTAAACTTGTAGTTGTTGCCATACTAATTTAATTATTTAATGTTTTCGATATTTTTTAAAATTCTTTCCTTTAGCGTCATTTGTGAAAACGCCTTTTCTTTTTTCTCGCTACCCATTACAACGCGCTTGGTTTCCTTAACCGAGGGCGCGGCGGGTTGCTTTTTAAGTGAGCTCAATTCGGTTTTGGTATTTTTCAAAACGGCCGAAAGCTGTTCGATTTTATCCTCGGCGGTTGTGAGCTCGGCGCTCAGCGTTGCGTTTTGATTTTCTAGAGAGGCCACACGCTCAGTCAACTTTTCGATAGCGCCCAATAAATCTTCGGAACTCATTTCGGTTTCCTCTAGCTCTGGCAATCCCATTTCGGCAACCATACCCATTTCGTTAACGTCGATAAACTCGCCAGTTTCGAGCTCGTAACGGCCCTGGGCGGCGGGAACCTTGTTGCCTTCCTCGTCTTTTGTGTAAACGTCAACGCCAATAGCAAACGCCGGAGCGCTTGTATAAATCGGGGTTCCGTCTTTTAATTTACCTTCGGTTTCCAAATTAACTTCGGTTTCCAAATCGATTCCGTATGCCTTTGGATCAACGGCGAACTTTTCGAAAATCGCCTTTATTGAATTTTTTAAACTTGACATTGTGCGAATTATTTACAGAAAAAACGGAGCGGTTAAGAATTTCCCTAATTGCATAAAAAAAGCCCCCACGTTTGGAGGCCCTTTCACTCAACAATAAACACTATGAACCAATTTATGACTTATAACCACTCAATAAATTTGTAATTTCTTTTAAAATTTCGTCCTCGTAATTGGCGGCCGTCATATTAACGGCCATTTCATGAAAATGCCCCTCGATCGAAAAGCCTTTTACCAATCCGTCTTTTACTTCTTGCCAAATTTCGTCATCTGTTACATTAATGCCAACAACCCAGGAGCCAACCGGAGCGTTCAACCCAAAATGGTATGCCTTGTCCTTTTCGCCCTCAATAATCCAACTTTCGACAACAGGGCAACCCATAACCGAAAATTCGTGCTCGAGCGTTGTGTTATGCTGCAGATTTTTTTT